CCGACATCTCTAGAGACGAACAAATACACGTGGCCTCTCATAGCCTTGTATGTCACGAGTTGGGCTTATCTCCTAGTCAATCTTTGGATAAACTTAGGAAGGCCACCATTAACTGGATTATGGAACCCCTAGGTATTAATACTACCTGTAAATATTTAGACAAAAAATTCTGGCTGAATGTAAGCGATCGGTTAATGTATGAAGGTAAAGCACCAGAATTAATTTCCACCAAGACGGCAAGAATGCCCGCATTTTTTGAACATGCCAACACAAATCTCCCTCAATACGCTTAAGCTCCACAACGAGCGGGTGGATGAGTTACTTAAGAAAGTCGAAGACAATTTTAAGTGGAGACCCGTCCACCCAAAAGAACCAATAGAATCAATCATGTATCGCGCCGGCCAAGCTAGCGTGATCGATTATATAAAACAACTATTAGAAGAGGAAGAAGTTTAATGTGCGTAGGTAATTTATTTACACCGCCAAAGATGCCATCCGCACCAGCACCGGTAGCTAGGCAGGCAGCTCCAACAGTTAAGAATGCTCAAAAGGCAGCTGATTATGTAGAGCCAGAAAAAATTAAAGAGAAGACAGGTGACGATGAAGTCATCGATACCAAGAAGAAGAAAGCTCTTGAAATACAGAAGACTAAAGAAGGTGTTAAAGAATTCGGAGCTATTGATCCAGCAGCTGTACCTGATACACCAGAAGGTGGTGTTAATACACCGGCACCATAAGGAGGAATTGTTATGTGTCTAGGAGGCGGAACCCCAGGAGCACCTACTTATGTCCCACCACCAGCAAGAGTAGTGGAACCAGGACCAGAATCACCACAAGATCAGGTGAATAATCAGGATGTTGAGAACATTAACGATAGATCACAACAACAAGCTAGAAGAGACGCCAACCGAGGAGGAACTGCTAGTGGGCAGAAGAATTCTCAGTCAGGGAGTCAATCTAACAAGGCTTATTAATTATGTGCATGGGTCAAGGGTTGGTTAACCCTATGGAAGCAGTAAAGAAACCAAAGTCATTAGTTGGCGGAGTTGCAGGTCAACTTATTAGAGATAAAAATAAGAAACCTAATAGCGATAAACCAACTAAAAATAAAACAAAAGTAGATACAAATGAAAGCACGTGATAGATACACACAACTAACAAGAGGTAGATCACAGTTCCTTGATACCGCAGTTGAGTGTTCTAGATTAACACTGCCTTATTTAATACAAGAAGATTTAAGTTCACGTCCAACCCATCAAAAATTAGCAACCCCATGGCAGTCAGTCGGAGCTAAGTCAGTGGTCAACCTTGCAGCAAAGTTAATGCTTGCATTGATACCACCACAAACAAGCTTCTTCAAACTACAGATTAGGGATGATAAATTAGGAGAGGAATTTACTCCTGATATTAGAAGTGAACTAGATTTATCCTTTGCTAAAATGGAAAGGATGATCATGGATCATATCAATGCCTCTAGTGATAGGGTTGTTGTCCATCAGGCACTCAAACATTTGATTGTCTCTGGAAATGGTCTGATATTTATGGGCAAAGATGGTCTCAAAAATTTCCCCCTTAGTCGTTACGTTGTTAATCGTGATGGTAACGGGCATGTTTGTGAGATCGTAACAAAGGAACTAATAAGTCGTAGGATTCTGAGTGAAGATCTGCCAGAAGCCTTACCTATGGTCACACCTAATTCACCAGGTGATGATGGGTATAAGACAGGATCTGATGATCAAGACGTTGAGGTATACACCTACGTTACATATGATAAGAATGGTAGATGGGTATGGCATCAGGAAGCCTTTGATAAAATAATACCTGGCAGTCGCAGCACTGCTCCCAAGAATGCATCTCCCTGGCTAGTATTGAGATTCAATACAGTGGACGGAGAAGATTACGGAAGGGGCAGGGTAGAAGAGTTTCTTGGGGATATAAGATCCTTAGAAGGACTCTCTCAAGCAGTCGTAGAAGGCTCAGCAGCAGCCGCTAAGGTAGTCTTCCTAGTATCACCATCCTCAACTACAAAACCAAAGACTATAGCCGATGCCGGTAACGGTGCCATCGTACAGGGTAGACCTGAAGATGTTGGTGTAGTACAGGTTGGTAAAACAGCTGACTTTAGAACAGCAGCTGAGCAAATGCAGACACTTGAACGTAGGATAAGCGATGCTTTCCTTGTGTTACAAGTAAGACAAAGTGAGAGAACAACTGCAGAAGAGGTACGCCTCACGCAGATGGAATTAGAACAGCAGTTAGGTGGACTCTTTAGTTTGCTAACAGTTGAATTTTTAATCCCCTATCTTGATAGAACATTACACATACTTCAACGTAACAAAGAGATCCCTAAGATCCCTAAAGAGTTGGTACGCCCTCAAATTGTTGCTGGAGTTAATGCTATTGGTAGAGGACAAGATCAACAAAGCCTTGTTCAATTCGCACAAACTCTTGCTCAAACTATGGGGCCAGAAGTTATGGCTAAGTTCCTTGATCCTGCTGAGTACGTTAAACGACTCGCAGCTGCTCAAGGTATAGATGTACTTAACCTAGTTAAGACACCTGAGACCATGGCACAAGAGAAGCAGCAACAGATGCAGCAAATGCAACAGCAAGAGATGCTGAAGCAAGCTGGTCAGTTCGCTCATGCTCCTGCAATGGACCCAAGTAAGAACCCTGCAATGGCAGAATCATTTAAACAACAATTTGATCAAGTACAAGATGGACAGAATCAAGGCCAGCCGCCCGCAGAAGGCGCGGAAGAAACCCCTGCCTAAAGTCAGTAAACCAGAATCCCTGGTTGATGAAACTGAAAGAGCTAAACCTACACCATTTACGTCACGCGCTAACATAGGGAAAGATCCTGAGCTAGTAGAGACAGTAGGTTTAGGTAACCTAAAAGTAACCACCGCACAAGGAATTAAGAATGACGGAAACATTAAATTATGATCCATCGGATCCAGATGCTCCTGAATTTAATGAAGCAGAACAAGAAGCACTAGAGATTGCTGAAGAATTAAGTCAAGAAGAAGCCGCTCTTTATGCTGGTAAGTATGAGAATGCTGAACAATTAGAAGAAGCATACCTTGAACTGCAGAAGAAGCTAGGTTCTGATGATGATGAAGTAGAAGATACTACTTTAGATGAAGATGAATATGAATACGATGAAGCAACTATAGCTGGCATTGAATCAATACAAGAAGCTTCAGAAGAATACTATGCTAATGAGGGTCGACTCTCTGCTGAAACAATGGAAGAGTTTGCACAGATGGATAGTAGAGATCTTGTTAATGCTTTCGTAGCTATACAAGAGAACGCTGATCCAGATGCACAATACCCTGATATATCAGATGCTGATTTGAACACAGTTTATAATTCAGTAGGTGGCGAAGCAGAGTACGATAATCTCACTGGATGGGCTGCTGATAACATGGATGAAAAAGCACTAGATGCTTTCAATTCTATTGTAAATCAAGGCAACCCAACAGCAATTCAAATAGCAGTAGCTGGTATGAAGGCTGAGTATGATAATCAAGAAGGTTACGAGGGACGTATGCTAACAGGCAAAGCAGCTAGGTCTACAGATGGATTCCGTAGTCAAGCTGAGGTTGTTAAAGCTATGTCTGACCCTCGTTATGATAGAGACCCTGCTTATCGTCAGGACTTATACGATAAACTAGAAAGATCTAACGTCGCATTTTAATTATGTCAAAAGCTTATGATCCATCAGCTCGTGCAAACGACATGGTGGTAAAATTTAAAGTCAATGCAACTGGTGACCGTTGGTTCATACCTTATAATGACACGGGTACCAAAGCAGAACAAGTAGCACAGTGCAGTAAGGTAGTAGGTAATACTACTGATACTACTGTAGCTGGAGCTGCCGTATGACTTTTTCTGGCAGCTCATTACCTGGAAAACTACAGGGAGGTATGTCAGGTAAAAATAGAGGTAAAAAATTTAATCTCTGGAAATTCCTTAAGGAAGGAAAGGAACTGGGGGACAAGCAAAATAAAGAACGTCTAGCAGCTAAGAAAAAGAAAAAATAATGGCGGCTCGTATATCGATACAGTAGAAGCCACCTCACACCACGTCCGTTCATTATCCGTCAGCCAGGACAAGTTACCAGCATCGGATAACGCATGAAACCACATCATGGAACGGGGA